GCAACAGCGGCGCCAAGGCGACGAACAGCAGCGGCCACCAGCCGATCCGCCCCGGCATGGCCAGGGCCAGCAGAGCGGCGGAAGCGGCGGCGGCGATAATCAGGGGAACGGCGGCGGCAGGTTTGGGGGCAACGGCTTGGCGGGGAGAGGCTGTGGAGAATAACTGATGGGGTTTTTTTCTCTCCCCGATTCGGCAGTGCTGGCAAAGCCTGTCAAGCCGGAAGCCGCTATCGCCTTTTGGCAATCCCGCGCGGCCATGACGCGCGAAGAGGCTGTGGCCCTGGACGAGGGTGCGCGGCAGCGGGCCTTCTTTGTGACCGGGCTCGCCGAGCAGGGCATGATTCAGGATGTGCATGAAGCTCTAGGTGCCGCTCTTGAGAATGGCGAAACCCTCCGGGACTTCAAAGCCCGCATTGCCGGAGTTATTGCCGAAAAGGGCTGGCAGGGCGACCGCATAGACACCATTTTTCGCAACAACATGCAGACGGCCTATATGGCAGGCCGGTGGGCGAAGGCGCAGGCCAGCCGTAAGAGCCGCCCTTACGGCCAGTATCTTACGGTCGGTGACGACCATGTGCGCCCAAGCCATGCGATTTTACACAAGAAGGTGTTTCCGCTGGATCATCCTTTTTGGGGCAGCAACACCCCGCCCAATGGGCATAAATGCCGCTGCTATTTTATCACCCTGTCGGAAAGGCAGGTAACAGGCCGCAAGCTGACGGTGGAAAAAGATATGCCCGGCGACGGCATGTGGACTGACCCGGATACGGGCATGGAGTACCACGTTGCCCGGCCCGGCGCTGACGCCGGTTGGGGCACGAACCCCGGAAGAAGCTGGGTGGCCGATCTGGCGGGCTACGCTGCACAACGCCTGGGACACTGCAAGCCGGAAATCGCGTCCGTTATGGTTCGCCGGTATGTCAATGGTGGTTTGGACGCCTGGGCGCAGCACCCGGAGGGTGATTTCCCTCTTGTGACCATGCCTTCGGCGGACGCAACGCTTGTGGGCAAAATGTCCCCGCAGACCTGGGCGAAGCAGTTGCAGCACTCTCCGGGGCTGACTTCTGGTGACTACTCCCTAGCCCAGGATGTTGTGGAAAAAGGGCGGAAACTGAGTGAGGGCGCTTCCGACGCCTATGCCCTGAAACAGGCTGACGGTGTTCTGGTTGTCAAGACCACCCGCCAGGGAGATTCCCTGTATGTGACAGACTTCCAGCGCCTGGGGCTGGAAGACGCGAAGCGGTCTGGCTACCTGGATGAATAAGCAAAAGGAGGTCCCATGCCTGAAAATAATGACCTTTGGATTCGTATTGCCCGCACGGGCACGTTTAAGGACAGCGAAGGCCGACAACAGTCCTTCGGAGCATCAGACCTGGACACCATAGCCAGCACCTACGACCCCGCACAACTGGAAGCTCCGTTGGTCTTTGGGCACCCCAAGGATTCCGACCCGGCCTATGGGTGGGTAAAGCGGCTGGAACGCCGGGGTGAAATATTGTTTGCGCAGATGGCGCAGGTACCGAGCGCCGTTCGTGAACTCGTGAAAAATGGCAGGTATCGCTATGTGAGCATGAGCCTGACGCCGGACAAAAAGCGACTGCGGCATGTCGGCCTGTTGGGAGCCGTGCCTCCGGCGATTGAGGGGCTTGGCCCCGTGGCGTTTGCCGGAGAACCCGGCATCAGCATTGATTTCACCCAGGAAACCCAAGGAGGCAACATGCCCACGCCGGAAGAAATGCAGCAGCAGATAGGCGCGCTGCAACAGCAGGTTGAGGATTTGAAGGCGGAAGTCACCAAACTCAAGACGGAGCGGGACGAAAGCGCCAAGGGCAAGGAAGACGCTCAAAAGAAGGTGGAAGAAACCACAGCCGAATTCTCTGCCTACAAAAAAGGCATTGAGGTCAAGGAGCGGGAAAAGCGCGTGGATGCTCTGATCGCAGCGGGCAAGCTGGAACCCGCCAAGCGTGAAGAAACACTGTCTTTCGCCGCCGCCCTGGCCGAAGTTTCCACGCCGGTGAGCTTTTCTTCTTCCACTGGCAAGGTCGAGCAGGTTTCCGCCCAGGAAAAATTCCTCCGCGACCTTGAATCCCGAGAAAAGGACCCGCGCTTTGTGGACTTTTCGTCTGCGGCACCCCTGCCGGGGCATGCCGCCGCGCCCAATATGACCATTAACCCCGCCGAACTGACGGCGAAGATGTAGGAGCCAGCCATGAATGAAGGATTCCTCGGACGGCATAGCCTGTCCGGCGAACGAGCGGCTACCGATGGGCACCCCCTGATTCTGCAGCATCTGCCTTTGTCCGCAAAGGGCAAACAGGCTGCTCTGTCCCCCGGCACGGTAATGGTGCGCGTTGTTGAAAGCGGTGTGGTGGGCTATGAGCCGTTCCTTTCCACCGATGCCGACGGCAGCATGGTTGCCGTGGTTGATACCCCTTGCGACCCCACCGGGGCCAACGGTGAAAAAAGCGCGCTGTGCATTGTTCACGGCTGCGCCAAGGAACACATGCTTAAAACGGGTGACGGCGTGGCGCTGACGGACGTGCAACTGGCTGAACTGGCGGAAAACGGCATTTTTGCCGTGTAACAAGGAGTAGTTATGCTTGCGAATCTCAAAGGGCTGTTTGCCCCCCAGGCCGTGGCGCAAAGCCTCAAGACGCTGCCCCCTGTGGAAAGCACCGTCATGGACACGCTTTTCAAACAGCGGCCCTCGCACCCGTTGCCCATGTTGGGTATTTCGGATTTGAAGGCCGTGGTGCAGACGGTGCCCGTGGTACGGCGCGACAGTGCTGGCGTGTCCCTGGGCAACGAATCGATGGATACGGATTTTTTCGCGCCTTTGCCCATCAAGGTGAAGGTGCCGGTATCTGCGGCAGAGCTTAATGACCTGCGTGTCATGCTGGGAAACACCGCGACCCTTGAAGCGTGGCGAACGCGCAAAGTGCAGCAAATCCGCGATGCCGTCCGCGTCACAACCGAAGCCATGAGTTCCGTTGTCATGACCACGGGCAAGGTTTCCTGGCCTGTGCAACTCCCTGGTGGCCGGGTTGAATCCTACGGCATTGACTACGGTGCGCCGCTTTCGCATACGCTTGAAACCAAACTGACTTCCACCACAAAACTGTCCGAAGTGTACCGGCTGCTGCGCGCTATGCAGCAGAAGATTCGCATGGCGGGCCTGGGCGGCAAGGTCGAGTTTCTGTGCGGTGAAGACGTGACGGCGGTCTTTCTGGATATGGCGGAAAACTACAAGTCCACCGTGCAGAATGCGCCTCTTTCCATCAAACTGGGCGATGGACAGGTTATGGTGGGTAGCTACACCATCCGCTTCATGGATGAAACCTACCCCGCGCCCATCACTGGCGAATGGGTTCCCAAACTGGGGCCGAAGGTGTTGATGGCCGTGGCCACGGATGTGCCGGGCACAATCTGGTACTGCGCCATTGACAGCATTTCCGCCAACAATGCCGCCGTGCCGTTGCACATCGTGCCGGTGCAGCGCGACGACGATTCCGGCTTCACTCTGCTGGGGCAGGCCAAGCCTTTGCCCGCCCGTCCTTCGCGCGGCACCTGCCTTTGCGTTGCGGTGGAATAAACCGGCCTTGTCCAGGCGGGTTGAATCCGCCTGGACGGGTCGAACTAGGGTCAAGCAATTCAGACCAGTCTGAAACTAGTCTGAAAACGCAAGGGAGGGCATATGGAACTGTGCGACCGGGCAGCAATTACCGACCTGTTGCACGAAGCCTACATCACGGCTTGCGAAGAACAGAATCCTGGCCTCGTCGCGCGCACCATCACGGCGGTTTCCGGGGAAGTTTCCGACGCGCTGTCTTACAGATACCCGCAGCCCTGGCCTTACGTCCCTGATCTGGTGAAGTACATCGCGGCGGTGCTGGCGGCGTACCGCGTCGTCAAGGCGGTTACGGGCCTGGTCAACACGGAAAGCAGCAACGAGAACGATTGGATTCCCCTGCAACAGCAGTGGAAACGCTGCAATACCCTGTTGGGGGATATTGTTTCCGGAAAGCAGAAATTACCCCTGATGGAAGCAAATCCCGACAGGGAGGACGCCAGTGTAGCCGTGGTAGCGCCGCCTCCCATGTTCGACTTCCGAGGGTTCTGACATGGCGAAATCTGGCGCGTCGTTGAACTGGGGCGGTTTCGACAAGGTCGTGGAACGGGCTACCGGCGGCCTTGCATCCCATCGGCGGGACATGCTCAACGCCATTGGGGAGGCTCTGGTGTCGGGTACTCTTGAGCGGTTTGAGAATGAGGAATCCCCTGACGGAAAAAAATGGGAACCTTCGGGCCGCGCCTGGACACAGGGGTTGAACAGCCGCCGTGGACGTATGGGCAAGACATTGCAGGATACGGGACGGCTGCGGAGCAGCATTGATTATGCGGTAACTGCGGATTCGGTTCTGGTGGGCAGTGAGGTGGAGTACGCCCGCATTCATCAGATGGGCGGGAGGGCCGGACGTGGACACACGGTTAAAATTCCCGCTCGGCCCTATCTTGGCGTGAGTAAAGCAGACAAAGCAGAAATAAAGGCTATCATACTAGACTTTATGGAAAATCTGTTCGGCGGGTAAATTATGAATCATGTCCTTGTGCGAACGGTCATAACCGAAACCGCTGTGGCGGCTGGACTGCCGGAAAAGCAGGTGTGGGGGAATCCGTCTGAATCGGACAACCTGACTCTCAAACGCCCGCGCCTGGAAGTGGACATTTTGCCGGAAACCTACACCAGAACGGGGCGCAAGCTGGCGTCAGCCCGTTCCGACGGGCGTCAGACGGTGAAGAAAGAGGTGTATGCCGCCCGCCTGGAAGTAACGTGCCATGTTTTGGCCGAAGATGAGGCGTGGCTGATGCGTTTTTGCCGGGATTTTTTGGAGATGCTTCCCCGTGGAATCAACGATGAAGCGGGTAATTACGTCAAAATTACGGCGTCAGAAGCCACTTTTTCAGCACCCAAGGCAAAGCGTGTCGGCACTGCGGAGATAAAAATTCTTTCGCGTGTGGATACGCTGCTCCTCATTGTGTTCACATGGCGAATCACCACGGAAATCCACAAGGACTTGATAAAGAGCATCAACATCAAGCCCCCGCTGTGGGGCAAAGGAGCCGACAATGGTGAAGAAAACTGAAAAGGAAACAGTGGATGAGGCTCAGGGGACGGGAAAAACCGATGCCAGGGAAAATGCCGGAAGCGAAAGCGCCGGGCAGAAAGTAGACACCGGCGACATCGGAAAGAGCGGCACTGGTGCTGACCTCGGCCCCGATGAGGGCGGTGGCGCGGACTCCGGGGAAAAGTCTGCGGCGCTGGAAAATATGGACGAGCTTGCCGCACGTTTTCGTGTTCCGCAGTGGCAACAGGCGGCGCTTGTGCGGTTTATGGGCTGGGCACCGGGGAAGCGCGTCAGCGCGCAGGAGTATGAAACGGCTCTGGATGCCCTGCTTTCCCGCCGTATGGGCGGCGGACGCAAGGAGTAAAATATGGGCGACGTTTTTACCTATCTTGTTGACGGCACATCGGGCCTTGCCCCTGGCGGGGTTGACGGCAAAGCCCTGGTCACAGGCGTTTGCAGCCTTGGCACTCCGGGCAAGGCTTATTTGCTGGACAAATATTCCGACATTGAAAGCATGCTCGGCGTTGGCCCCCTGGCCGACCGTGTGAAAGACATGCTCGCCACCGGCGGCCAGTCGCCCGTCATTGTGGCGGTGCCTGTTGCGGGCCGTCCCGGCGGCTACATATCCGATCCGGTTTGTACCGGCAGCAAAACCGGCGCAACGGTTGTCGGCGTTCCCGCACAGAATGCTTCCGTTGTCGTCAAGGTGACGGAGGCCGGGCCTGTAGGCACGGCAAAGGTCAAAGTGTCCTTGGACGGGGGTCAGAACTACGATGCGCCGGAAGTTTCATCGACAACCCTTGTCCTGGGCGAAACGGGAGTGAGTCTTTGTTTTGCTGCTGGCGCCACCCTGGATGTGGATGCGGAATACCGGCTTACGGTACGGACGGCCATTGGCCCCGTATCCCGCGTGGGCAGTGCGGCAAGTCCGCTGCTGCAGGTGGCCGGTGACGTTCTGGCCGGTGCGGAGCTGATGATTCAGGTTGTGCGGGCTGGCGGGCGCAATGAAGGCACCTATCAGCTTTCCACAGACGGGGGCGACAATTACGGAAAAATCCGCACCATCCCTGTGGATGGGGCCGTTTCCGCGCCGGAAGTGGGCGTTGCCATTACCTTTCCCGAAGGAGAGTACGCAGCCGGCACAACCTATGAATGCCGCCTGCTGCCCCCGGTGCAGACCATCGTTGACGTGATGGAAGCTCTGGAACATCCCCTGTCACTGTATGATGTGGAATTCGTATACGTTGTCGGGCCGTCGGACAGTGTGGATTGGGCTGCGGGACAGGCCAAGGCCGTTGAGTTGTGGGACGAGCAGAAGCCCACCTATTTCAAATTTGAATCGCGTCTGCCGTATGACGATGAGGATTTGAACGATTTCACGGCCTACCTTCTGGCCGAGCGGCAGAATGTTGCGGCCCGGTTTGTTCAGGTGTGTGTCCAGTATGGCGAAGTAAGCGATGCCAACGGGGTTCGCAAGCTCCGCAGCTGGGGAGGGTTGCAGGCCGGGCGCGTGGTGGGCATTCCCGTACAGCGCGCAACCGGGCGCGTGAAAGATG